AGCCTACAAAGCTTGTAGCACACGGAGACACAGTGGTCTTCCCAGAACAATACACAAATGTTATCACTGCTAAAACAAGATATTATATTTGGCAGTTTAAAGAATCACCACAACAAGCAGCTTTTGCTATGGATGATTATAAGAAGGCGATAAGGAATATGAAATCTAATTTGATTAATCCTACTCCTCGTGCAATGACAGACGATAGAAGATACTTTTAATTTATGGCAGCATCACAACCTTATACCGTTGCATGTGCAGGTGGTTTAATTAAGTCTGCTAACTCAATAGACTTACTTAAAACACCCGGAGCAGCTAGAGAACTTAGAAACTTTGAAGTCTCTATTGAAGGTGGTTATAGACGTATCAACGGATTTGAAAAATTTGGTGGTGATAGTGCAACGATTCCTAGTGGTAGTACAGGAACAATACATGGGGTGATACCTTATGCTGATGGAGTTATTGCTGCTATTAACAACAATATTTATTTTAGCCAAGATGGAATCACATGGTTACAAATAAATAAACTATCTGCTGGTGGTGGTGATACTTATGCTACCTTTACAGGTAAAGCAGCTTCAGTAAGAACTGGACAAGGACAATGTACCTTTGCAATGTTTGAAGCTGCTGGTGAAGATTATGGGCAAGTAATGATAGCCGATAATTCTACTAAAGACATTTTTGTTTTTAGAATGGAAGGTACTGGAGCTTTAAATACTAGAACATTTTTTACAGACGAAATACAACCTAACGGAGCTAATACTCCGGTACAATATATTACAGCACACGACCATCATTTAATTGCTGCTGGTGTAGAAGGTAACGAAACTACAGTTTACTATAGTGTACATAATAGCCCTGAAGACTTTAGTGGTGTTGGTTCAGGCTCTGTTACTATCACAGATAAGATTGTAGGTATTAAAGGATTCCGTGAAGACTTGTTTGTGTTTTGTGAAAATAGTATTCACAAACTTATAAACATTGATAACTCTCAAACAGTTGCAATTGTTTCCGTTGCTGAAAACATTGGATGTTTAAGTGGTTACAGTATTCAAGAGATAGGTGGTGACCTTATCTTTTTAGCACCAGACGGATTAAGAACTGTTGCTGGTACTGCAAGAATTGGAGACGTTGAGTTAGGAACTGTATCAAAACAGATACAACCTTTAATTACAGACCTTGCAAACGATATAAACAGCTACACGATTAGTAGCATGGTACATAGAGACAAGTCTCAATACAGATTATTTTATACTGATACTACGCTACAAGAAAGTCAGCAACGTGGTATCATAGGAACACTAAGACCCGATGGATTTCAGTGGTCAGAGACAAGAGGAATAGAAGTAACAGAAATCGGAACAGGCTTTAATGAGATTGGAGTTGAAGAGCATTATCACGGGTCTACTACAGGTTATGTGTATATACACGATTCAGGTAATACTTTTGATGGTACTGCTATTTTAGCAAGATATGCTACACCCGATTATGACTATGGAGACTTAGGAACTTTAAAAACTTTACACTACCTTAAAGTCTCTTCAAGTGCTGAAGGTGTTGTAGAACCAGATGTCCAAGTTAGATTTGACTTTGGTAGTACAGATATACCACAGCCACCAGATTTATTTGATTTAGGTGTTATAAATCCTCCATCTTTATTTGGTGAAGCGATATTTGCTACCAACGTATTTGGTGGAGCTGAAAGTCCTTTGACAAGAATACCACTTTACGGTAGTGGACACAGTAACAATTTTACATTTATAAGTGAGGATACAAAACCTCCATACACAATTAATGGTCTTTACGTAGACTTTATACCTTCAGGCAGGAGATAAACAAAGATGGCAATAACAAAAGTAACAGGTGGATTATTAGGTAACTTAGCTGTTGGTACAGGTAATGTAGCTTTAGGTGATTCTGCTTTATCAGGTGGTTCTTTAAGTGGTAATAATAATACAGCAGTTGGTTATTTTGCACTTATATCAAACACTACAGGTGCAGAAAACGTAGCAGTCGGTGCAAATGCTCTTGATTCTAACACAACTGGTGCATCTAATGTGGCAGTAGGACAAGGTGCTTTAGACACAAACAACACAGGTAGTAGAAACACTGCTGTTGGTCACGACTCTATGAAGTCTAATACAACTGGTGCTGAAAACGTAGCAGTTGGTAAAGGTGCTTTAAATGCTAATACTACAGCCTCTTACAATACAGCAGTTGGTAGAAGTGCTTTATTGATAAACACTACAGGTGCTTTTAATACAGCAGTTGGCTCTATTAGTTTAGCAGCAAACACAACAGGTGCTGAAAATTGTGCAGTAGGTGTTAATGTATTAGACGCAAACACCACAGGTAATAATAATGTTGCAATGGGTACTCTCGCTTTACACGCAAACACCACCGCATCTAACAATACAGCAGTAGGTAAATCAGCTTTAGCCGCAAACACCACAGGTGATACCAATACTGCTGTTGGTAAAGATTCAATGAAGACTAACACCACAGGCACAAATAATGGTGCTTTTGGTTCACGAACTTTACAGCTTAACACTACTGGAACTAACAATGTTGCAGTAGGGGATTTAGCTCTTGCCGCAAACACCACTGCAAATAACAACACCGCAGTGGGTACAAGTGCTTTAACAGCAAACACCACAGGCTTTGAAAATGTTGCAATTGGTTATAATGCGGGGGACGTTACAACAACTGGATATTACAACACAATTATAGGTGCTGGTGCTGATGCGTATGGTTCAAATTCTCAAGGTAATATAGTTATAGGTCACAACGCTAAAGGAGTACAAGCAGGCGATGGTGGAACTGATTATATAATGACTGTTGGGACGGGCAATGGTAGTGACAGAGTTTATAATGAGTTTGATACTAACGCTTCTTGGACTAGAGTATCAGATGTTCGCTATAAAGAAGAAATACAAGACAACACTGATTGTGGTTTAGATTTTATAAACAATTTAAGACCAGTTACTTTTAAATGGAAGCCTAAAGCAAATATTGATTCTAGCTTACCTGATTACGACCCTCTTAAAACAACAAGAAAACATGAACAAAAAATGTATGGTCTTATTGCTCAAGAAGTTAAAGAAGCTCTTAACACACAGGGTATTACAGATTTTGGAGGATGGAACGAAATTGATAATGGAATAAACACCATTTCACAAGAAATGTTTGTACATCCTTTAATTAAAGCAGTACAAGAGTTATCAGCAAAATGCGATAGCTTACAAAACGAAATTAACATTCTAAAAGGAGAATAAAAAATGGCAACAGTAACAAAAGTCTTAACCGCAGCAACCGATAGCGTTACGCTTATCAACGCTATCAATGGTGGCACACACGATGTAGGTCTTATGACCCAAGAAGAAATCAACGAGATGGTACAAAGAAATGTAGACCATCTTGAAATTATCTTGGCTTATGAACCATCAGATGAAGATGATGACACACCTGACGTAGTAGGAGACTCATCAGATAAGTCTAGCTATACAGATGCGATTGCTACAGGAAACACATACATAACTAATAATTCCTAAAAATAAAAAACACGGAGAATAAATAATGGCAGGTTATACACGACAAAGTTCATTTGCAGACGGTGATACAATCACTGCTGCTTTATTTAATGATGAATATAACCAACTCGTAAACGCTTTTCACAACTCGACAGGGCATAGCCACGATGGTACTGCTGCTTCGGGTCCTGTCATTGGCTTGATTGGTGATGCTGGAGAAACTTCTCCGAACAACAAAGTCTTAATAGACACAACAAATAACTACATTGAGTTTTACGTAGAAGTCGCTTCAGCTCCTGTACAACAGCTATACATAGCCGATGGTGCTATCATACCTGTAACAGACAGCGATGTTGACTTAGGTACAACTTCTTTAAGATTCAAAGATACCTATACAGATACAGTTACCACAACAGGTAACGTAGATATCGGTGGTAATCTTACAGTCACAGGTAACGCTACTATCTCCGGTAACCTTACATTTGGTGATGCAGACACTGACAGCATTAA